GGGTGCTATGGCAGTCGCCGTGGTTGGTGGACAGATTTATGTCGGTTCTGGGTATCGTGAATTGGCTTCTGCTACAAAGACATCTCAAATTTCTGTGAGGTGTATTGTAGAATGAAAGTAAGAACTTTTCCACTTAAAACATGCTTGAGGTATCCTGGTGGAAAATCTAAGGCAACTAAAACTCTTGCTCCTTGGTATCCCGAAAACTTTAAAGAGTATCGGGAACCTTTTATTGGCGGAGGTTCTGTTGCTTTCTATACTACTCAAGCATATCCAGATGTTCCTATTTGGATTAATGATTTGTATGTTCCTCTTTATAACTTCTGGGTTCAACTCCGTGATAATGGAGAAGAACTTTCGGAACTTCTGAAGGAAATTAAAACCAAAGTATCTGATTTTGGAACTCAAGATGAGAAAGATGCTGCTCATAAAGAACTATTTGACCAAACTCGTGTAGATATCAATACTCAAGAGGGTCTTGAGAGGGCAGCAAGTTTCTTTATTTTAAATAAATGCAGCTTTTCTGGTCTTACCGAGAATAGTACTTTTTCACCGACAGCATCTCGATCTAATTTTTCTTTTGTTGGTATTGAGAAACTAAAAGGATATTCCAAATTGATGAAGAATTGGAAGATTACAAATATTGATTACTCTGAAGTGATGAATGCACCTGGGGAAGATGTATTTGTATTCTTAGACCCCCCTTATGATATTAAGGATTTCCTTTATGGTAAGGATAGGGAAATGCATAAATCATTTGACCATGATATTTTTGCCAAGAATGTTTATGAGTGTCCCCATAAGTTTATGATTACATACAATGTTAATGATAGACTTTTGGAACTGTATAAGGATTATGAATTAAATTATTGGAAACTTCGTTATTCTATGGCACATCGTGGTGACAAAGGAACGAATGAAAATGTAAAAACAGAATTGTTGGTAACTAACTACCCAATTGTAAAAAGTAATCCTTTGGAGAGTCTTCTTTATGCCTGAACTTAAAGATTGGTTAAACTCAATTAACTTCACGAAAGAAGATTTGAGTGAAGACATTAAAGATTACCCACCGTATATTGTTAATAAGTGTTTGTCTGGTCATATTGATTGCGTTCTTTTCTCCAATGAGATGAATATGAATTCTCATCTGAGCAAAGATATGCAATATTCTTTTTATCTAAATAGTCTTAGGAAACGGAAGAGATTTTCTCCCTGGCTCCGTAAAGATAAAGTCAAAGATTTAGAATGCATTAAACAATACTATGGTTATAGTAATGAAAAGGCATCTCAAGCTTTGAAGATTCTTAATAAAGAACAAATAGATTTTATTAAACAACGACTTGAAACTGGCGGAACGAAATGACTACTCAAACAATTGAACCACAAGTAAACTGGTCTCCCGATATGATGGTGGAGGTCGTTTTGAATGAACCAGATGATTTTCTGAAAGTTCGTGAAACTTTGACTCGTATTGGAGTTGCATCCAGAAAGGAGAAAAAACTCTATCAGTCTTGCCATATTCTGCATAAGCAGGGTAGATATTATGTTGTTCACTTCAAAGAACTGTTTGCTTTAGATGGTAAACATGCAAACCTTACGGTAAATGATGTTCAGAGACGCAATCGCATCACCCGTCTCTTGTCTGATTGGGGTCTTATTACTGTTGTAAAAGAAGACTCTATTTCAGATATTGCTCCTTTGAATCAAATTAAGGTTCTTGCTTACAAGGATAAGAATGATTGGATTTTGGAACAGAAGTATAATATTGGTAAGAAGGGAAAAACTGCTGAAGAGGCATAAATATATTTGAGACCTTTCGTGCGGTCTCTACAAAAGTCGGAACACCCTAAAAAGAGGTTGGGTCTTTACCCTTCCTCTTTTTTTCGTTTCTTATATAATTAGTATTGATCGCCTCATAGGGATCACACAATCAAACCTCGCTTTTAAAGGAGCTACAATAATGACTAACCTCGCACGGTATACTGCGTCTGACCTTCCCAGCCTTCTGGATAAGATTACTCGCAACAGTATTGGGATGGATGAGTATCTTGATCGCATCTTTAATGTTCATGAAACTACATCAAACTATCCACCATACAATCTTGTTCAGATAAGTAATGTAGAATCACATCTAGAAATTGCTCTTGCTGGATTCAAAAAGGAGGAAGTTCATGCGTACACAGAGTATGGAAAACTTTTTGTCGAAGGACAAAAATCAGATTCCGAATCGGACAAGACGTTTATCCACAAGGGACTGGCTCAAAGAAGTTTCAAACGAGCCTGGACTTTATCCGACGACACCGAAGTATCCAACGTCACATTCGAAGACGGACTCCTCAGAATTGAATTGAAAAAAATTGTTCCAGAGCATCATCAACGTAAAGATTATCTATAAATATAACTGAATATCGTCGGCGCAGGGGAACGACTGGCAAAATCCAGTTGACTTCCCCTCTTTTTATTGGTATAGTGGTTGGAGGTAATGGAGTATCATGAGTGTAAAACTTGTTATTTTGAAGTCGGGGGAGGACGTAATTGCAGACGTTCAGGAAATGATTGTTGGAAATCCTGAAGATCCCGAAAAACAAAAAGTAGTTGGGTACTTTTTTCACAAACCTTGTGTTGTAAGAGTAAAAACACCACAAGAAACCGAGGAAAAATCATATCAGATTAGTTTATTTCCTTGGATTCCTTTATCAAAGGACACTAAAGTTCCCGTTATTAATGATTGGGTTATTACTATTGTTGAGCCAATTGAAACCCTGAAAAAAATGTATGAAAACGACATCTTAAAAAAGGAAAGTAATGATGATAAAACTAATTTTTCTGCTGAACAATCAGATTCTAGTATCTCAAATTGAGGAAGTTTCATCGGAACTTGGAGAACCTGATTGTAAACTTATTGATCCATTCATTTTGAATGAAAAAGACGAGACTTTAACACCATGGCTTGTCAATATTTCATCTCAAAATACTTTTATGATTCATTCGGATAAGATTTTGACGATTTGTGATCCTAAACCAACCCTTGTAGAAAAGTATCAAAGTTTGATTAAATGAGATTTTATACCAATGTGCAGATGATCGGGAATCAATTTCTCGTTCGTGGTTATGAGAATGGTAAACATGTTATGTTCAAAGAAGAGTATTCACCTACTCTATTTGTTCCTTCTAAACGAGAATCAAAATACAAAACTCTTGAGGGTGATAATGTAGAACCAATTCACCCAGGTTCAGTCCGAGATTGTAGGGAATTTTACAAAAAATATGAAAATGTAGATGGATTCAAAATCTATGGAAATGATAGATATGTATCTCAATACATTTCAGATAAGTATCCTGAGGATGAAATTAAGTTTGATATTACAAAAATCAAACTTGTAACTCTTGATATTGAGGTTGCTTCTGAGAACGGATTCCCCGATACGGAATCTGCCTCTGAGGAGATTTTGGCTATTACAATTCAGGATTATGCTACAAAAAATATTATTACTTGGGGTATTCATCCCTTTAATAATAAACAATCCAATGTAACTTACATTGAGTGTGGGACTGAGCAACTTCTTCTGCAAAGGTTTATTGACTATTGGGATGCAAATATCCCAGAAGTAATCACTGGTTGGAATATCCAGTTTTATGATATTCCTTATATCTGCCGTCGTCTCAACAGAGTGCTTAATGAAAAGCAAATGAAGAGATTTTCTCCGTGGGGACTTGTTACTGAGAATGAAATCTTCGTGAATGGTCGTAAGCAGATTTATTATGATACGGGCGGAATTACCCAACTAGATTATCTTGACCTTTATAAGAAGTTTACTTATAAAGCTCAAGAATCTTATCGTCTTGACCACATTGCCGAAGTTGAACTCGGTCAGAAAAAACTAGACCACAGTGAGTTTGATACATTCAAGGAGTTCTATACTAAGAATTGGCAGAAATTTGTAGAATATAACATCGTTGACGTAGAACTTGTTGACCGTTTGGAAGACAAGATGAAACTGATTGAGTTGGCAATTACTATGGCATATGATGCTAAGGTAAATTATGCTGATGTTTTCTACCAAGTGCGAATGTGGGATAACATTATCTACTCTTATCTAAAGAAAAGAAACATTGTAATTCCTCCCAAGGAAAGAAGTGCAAAGGATGAAAAGTATGCTGGTGCATATGTGAAAGAACCAGTTCCTGGTGTTTATGATTGGGTGGTTAACTTTGACCTTAATTCACTATATCCTCACTTGATTATGATGTATAACATCTCACCAGAAACTCTTCTGGAAGATAAGCACCCAACTGTATCTGTTGACAAGATTCTCAATCAAGAAATCAACTTTGAGTTGTATAAGGATAGTGCAGTGTGTGCTAATGGTGCAATGTTCCGCAAGGATTTCCGAGGAATGCTTCCTGAATTGATGGAGAAGATGTATAACGAGCGTGTCATCTTCAAAAAGAAAATGATTGAAGCAAAGAAAGCATATGAGAAAACTCCCACCAAAGAATTGGAAAAGGAGATTGCTCGTTGCAATAATATTCAGATGGCAAAGAAGATTTCTCTAAACTCTGCTTATGGTGCCATTGGAAATCAATACTTTCGTTATTATAAACTAGCAAATGCGGAAGCAATTACTCTTTCTGGACAGGTTGCTATCCGTTGGATTGAAGGTAAGATGAATTCTTATCTTAATAAGATTCTGAAAACAGAGGGAGTTGATTATGTTATTGCTTCGGATACTGATTCCATTTATCTTAATATGGGTCCTTTGGTTGAAACTGTATACAAAGGGAGAGAGAAAACTACTGAAGGCATTGTTTCGTTCCTTGATAAGGTCTGTAGTATGGAACTTGAAAAGTATATTGAAAGTTCTTACCAAGAATTGGCTGACTATGTGAATGCATATGACCAAAAGATGTTCATGAAACGTGAGAACATTGCTGACCGTGGAATTTGGACTGCTAAGAAACGATACATTCTCAATGTGTGGGATAGTGAGGGTGTTCGTTATACTGAACCAAAACTCAAAATGATGGGCATTGAAGCAATTAAATCATCAACTCCAGCACCATGTCGTCAGATGATTAAAGATGCATTGAAACTTGTTATGAATGGAACTGAAGATGACGTAATTGACTTCATTGAAAAGAGTAAGATTCAGTTTAAGAAACTTTCTCCAGAGCAAATCTCATTCCCACGTTCTGCCTCTGATGTTCAGAAGTATTCTTCAAGTTCTAACATCTATGCACCCAAAACACCTATTCATGTTCGTGGAGCACTTTTGTTTAACTACTATATTAAGAAAGCAAACCTGACAAATAAATATTCACTTATCCAAAATGGTGAAAAAGTCAAGTTTATTTTCTTGAAAAAACCA